GATTGGTTTAACCTCTGATTCGCTTAAGAACTACGTTGAATGGCTTGCTGATAACCGTTTAACTTCTATGGGTTACAAGAAAATCTATAATGTTAAAGCTAATCCTCTTTCTGGATGGTTGAACAGCTTCTACGATAGCAAGAAAATTCAAGTCGCGCCTCAAGAAACGGAAATCTCGTCCTACGTTAAAGGCGTAGATAACAAGATGGACGAATCTGTTTTCGATATTAAGCTTTAATCTAAGTAAAGATTATCGCCTCTTGAGTCAACCCATTCATCTCCTATTCTCATAATCTCGGTTCTTTCACCGGGTTTGAGAATAGTTATTGTTTTGCCACCAGCGGAACCAGCAGCAGAGGATGTTTTTATATAAATATCCTCTTTTCCGTTGTTCATCATGTTGTATGATGAGCCTTCTTCTATGTCTTCTGGTACTGTTACAGTAGATTTTGTTTGCGCTTTCATACTTAAAAGAGATTCTGTTTCTTTTTCTGTTAAAGCTACAACTTCCTCCACTCTTTTTACAGTTCCACCTGTTCCACTGTGAGCTGCTCCAGAGTATTTAAATTCTGCTCCAATAAGTACGGTGGTAGCTCCTAACGCAGTCCAATTAACATCAGTTCCAAAAGTAACGATTTTGAATTTTAAATTTTTATTACTGGCTTGAGCCATTTGAGTCGCTAAAATCTCATCGTTTTGACCAGCGCCGCCATTCAAACGGAAATCAACAGGTTTTGAAATTGGAGCTTTGTCAGACCTATCTTCTAAGTAACCGCTAACGACAGGAGACATTTGTCCTTTACCAAAATCATCGTAAGGTTGGAATCTAAAATAGTACCATTTCTTTCTTTCGATAGTTGAACTTGAAAGTCTGATGGTATTTGAATAAGCTCTAGTTTCATTAAGACCTTGTTCTTTGTGGAGGTTTTTGAAATCAGTTGTATCTGGCGTAAAACCAACAGTATCTCCACTATATATATCTACTTTATATACATCTTTATTTGATGTTGGAGAATAGCAGTTAAATACTAATTCGTTATATGAAACAGCTTCTGGAAATACTGTAATATGTAATCCAGAGAATCCTACTTTGTTATTTGGTACTTGAGTTAAGTCAGCGTCACCAAATGTTCCATCGTTTAATTTAAATAATTCGCGGCCTTCATTAAGTCCGTATTGGCTGTAATGTTCTTGACCCCAAACTTCCTTTGAAGTTGATTTATTAACGTTGTTGTCGTAATATTTAGCCAAATCTTCGTAGTAATTTACGTAGGCAGTATAATCTGGATCAGATCCTCTATAATTAATTGTGATTCCGTTGCCAACTGGTTTTGCATAAACATTTCTAACAGAACCTTCTTCAACTCCGTTAAATCCATCAGCTGATTTAAACGCTTCTACAATATTTTCGTACGCTATTTCTCCTGTTTCGCTTCTAATTAATAACGAATCAGATCCTTTAATTCCAGAACCAGTGATCACGTTATCGTAGCCGCTATTCCATACAGCTAATTTGACTCCATCTACGTTACCGAAAAAACCAGACAAGACATAGTAAGGAGAATCTTGGAAAGAATCAATAACATCAATTTTGCTATATTCTGGTAATACGTTAAAAGAATTAAATCTTCCATAACTATCTAGATCATTAACTCCTTTAACTGTTACTCTCAAGGAAAGATTTCTTGTTGGAACGACATTCTTGTAGTTGACTGTCTCTTTACTTATCAATCTTTTATTTGTATCTTGGTCGATTCTATAAGACAGTCCTTGATAATTTTCTACACTGTCTAATACATTGCCGCCTTGATCTAAAATTTCAACTTTAACTTTTGGCGGGAACGATATAAAAGGATTGTTTCGCATTTTTTCCACAGTGGAAATTACTCCGCCTGTTGGATCAATATACTTCCATCTAAATGTTACGTCAGAAGATGTAAAGTTTCCTTGACCATATCCAACTAATTCGCTTGGATGAGCTGGTTTATCTTCTCTTGGATACCAAATAACATTATAGTCCAAACTCTTTATGTCAGCAGTATCTACTTTCATTCCAGTTACAAGCAGCCTATCTACTGTATGGCTTCCGTTATTATTAACTACTAAAGTAGGCGTAGGAAGAACATGGAATGTTTTTGAAGCCGCAGAATTAGATAAGAATTTATATGGCGCTTTTCCTTGTGCGTAAACATCAATGTCATATTGACCATAAATATCGTTAATAGGAATACCAGTACTTAAAGCTGTTTTCGGGACAAAGAAAAACTCAGTTAAAGCCGAATCATGCTCGGTTGAGTAATCTGGTCTGCTTACATATATCTTATACCCAGTAAAATCAGCAAGATCAGTTGTTGTAGCAGTCCAAGACAATGAAATACCTGTTCCTCCATGAACGCCATTATAAAGTAAGTTAGTTGGCGCTTCTGGTTTTAAAACAATATCATAAGGTGATTTTACATAGATAGTAGATGAAGTATCATCAATCTCTCTTTCTACATAGTCTTCTTTATTTGGATGGTATTCTAATCCAACAATGCCATAAAGATTAGCTTCCTCTTCTTTTGTAGCGATTGTCTTATAGAATTTAGGCTCAACACCAGAGCCACTCAAGACATAAAGACTACCGGGTTCTAATGAACTTAAGTTTTGCGGGCTTGTGCTTAAATCTAAGTTGTAGAATCCAATTGGATAACCAGTTCCATAAATTAATCCACTGTAACCTATTCCATCAATTTCGGCCAAGTTTCGTAAATCAGTTTGACCTAATAGACCGGGTCCTTCGTACATTTCAATTCCGATAGAATTAAACGCACTAACAACGTGAGCTGTAGTTAAAGTTTCTGAAACCGCAATTTTAGTTCCGCCAAAAAAGTCTTTCGGAAAACCAACTGTAGAATATCCTAAGTTACTTCCAAGCGACCATTTTGAAAAGGTTGCGCTAGATGGTAAATAATCAGCTTCCCATGTGCTAGATACATGATCAACTTTAGCGTAGTATGGCTTTGAATCTACTTGAACATAAGCTCCTCTTTTATAAGTAGTACCAGTTTTCCAAGATTGAAAACTAGATTGCTGTTGATTGCCTACGTCAGCTTGAATGATTGTATAGTAAGGCTGAAGCTTACTCATTGCGAGCAAATCTCTGTATATAAATTTAATGCTTCCAATATCGTTTAATGTCTTAGATGCTCTTTCTAAAATTCTGGTTCCTCCTTTGATCAATGCCGCACAATATCCAAACGCAGAAGAAGAACCGTTATGCGATCTTCCAATTTTGAACACTTCTGTTGCTGCGTAAGTATTCCAAGTAGAGCTTGGAGAGAATGAATTGCTTATTTGTGATCCATTAGAAAATACAATAACAACGTCACCATTTGAAGCTCCTGTAAATACAGCATTTGACCACAAATCATTTAGCGAAGAAATCGCTGATCCTGTGATTAAAGCTCCAGCAGAACTTAATCTTACTGCTCTAATTTCAGAACTAGCTGTAGCTACTGAAGAATTATTTACTGTAACCGCGCTTGCTGTACCAATTCCATAAGAAACAACTCCAGTCCAAGTTGCTACTGAACCAACAACTTGACCATAAGTTGCCGCTCCAACTGTATCTATATCAACCTCTAAGTTAGAGAATACGCCAGATATATTACTGAAGGTTAAAGAATCCCATCTTGGATTTCCAGAAGCAACTGTATTAGCTGGAAATTGATAAGGAATTCCGCTTAAAACTGTTTGTCCTTGAGTTGGATCTCCTCCAGCTCCTGATAGTCTTCCTTCGATTGCATGGACATCAACAATCGCAGACTTCAATAAAAATTCTCCTGTAACGGTAATTACAGAACCATATCCAGCATTATTATAACTAGATATGTTGAGTTTTTTTACTTGAGTTTGGCGTCTCGCTCTAATTTGCTCAAGTGTTCCTGAGAAGCCTCCATCTGCGCCTGTTAAAGCATTTAAGTCTGAAACAGCGTAATTTCCAGACGGAATGTGAACATAGATTCCAGAATCTAAACCGTCTTTAAACTCGCCATCAACTTTGATTGTTGAAGCGTTAGCATCGACTTCCAAGATGCGTCCGAATGTTCTTGCGACGTTTCTAATCTCGTCGCTTACGGTGAACAAGTCACCAGGCTGAAGATAAGCCGCTTCCAAGCCTCCAACGAAGCTAACCGAATCAACCTCAAATATAGAGGTGCTAATGACGTATCTGCCAATTCTCTTTGCTTCTGATCTGGAAGTGCAACCAGCAGCATTAACTTTAAATGGATTTAAACCGTACTTTCTGATGCCGTCAGTGTCTTCGATATACTCAATTTTTGTTTTATAAGAATCATATCTATCGTTATAAGTCACTTCAACAGAAGTGTAACGCATATTTCTAGCTGTTTCAGTATAATTAAACACTCCGTCTTTAACAGAAGAGTTGCTAAAATTCATTAATTGTTCTTTTGGTCTATCAACAAAGAATGAGAATCCTTCTGTGTTCCAAAATACAATGCCTTTAAAGATCGCGGCAATATCTTTCAAGATGTTGTAGGCTTGATCTTTGTTGTAGAAGATGATGTTACAAGTATATCTTGGCTCTAATCCACCTTGACCGTCTGGCACGCCTTTAAATCTTCCGTCGTCATCAACAGCATCGCAGTAACAGCCAATATCGTAAAGGTTCCATTTATCAACAGAAGATGAATCAATGTAATTACCTAAACCATAATTCGGATCAGTGATAATATCATATAAAATCCAAGCTGGATTATCTGTCCAGCCAATTTTGAATGTTCCATCCCAATTTCCGTAGTAAATTTTGTTGCTATCGTAAAAGTTAGAGTCACAGAACTGACTCAGCTTAGAGTCAGAATCATGAATCATACAGAACTTTCCGCCGCCAGTATCTTCCGACAGCTCTCTCAAAGTTCTTGTGCCAGCGAAATCAGAATCGCTATGAAGATAATAGAAATTAATGCAGTTCTCTCTAGCGTGAGATAACAATGTATCATATGTTTCTGGAGACATTACTTCTGGAACTGTACCAGAAAAATATACCACTTTTCTTACAGTGTTAGTCCAAAGACGTTTAGTTACATTAGATTCAGAAGCTTTGCCAACTTGATCGCTAATACTAAACTGACTCTTTCTCAAGAAAAAATTTGCAATAATAGTTTCAGCAATATTTTCTGCGGATACTGATATTGGAGACGCGCTCAACGCATCAAATAACTTTTTGTATAAATTGGTTTGATTTGCTCCAAGAGAATCTGGAGTCTCTACTTCTGTGAATGTTTCATCTCCAAGATAAGCGCCAAAATAAGATACTGTATCTCCTGTTGACTCATTAATTTTATAAGACCCACTAGCTTTTGTTTCCCAAATCCAGAATCTTACATACTTATATCCAGAAATGATTTTCGCAATCATATCCTTTAAGTTTCTC